ACATCTTATACATTAAATTAGTCTTATTCATAATTACACTCCTTACATTAATCCTTCAGCCCAAGAAGTATCACCAAGAATTCTCTTCTCAGCTTTCTTTTGAGCTTCTTTGGACGTAGTTCTTGCGTCAATAATCTTAATTTGACCCATAAGACCCATGACACCGCTATCTTGTTTACCGCCATTCTTAAGCAGCGGATTAGCAGCTTGCACAATCTTCTGTGCGTCTTTTGCAAATGCGTTACCATAGAAATTAGATACGGATTCAAAATTAATCCGTTTGCCTAATGCTTCGAGAACCGCATTAAACCATATGTAAGCCATATCGTTTATTTTGTTCTCGTCTACTTCGCCCAGGTGAGCAGCGACGGCAGCAGCCGCCTCGTCTAAGCTTAGTGTTTCTGCGCCTGGGCTTCCTTGTTTTTTCTTGCCGCTTCTTCTTTCTCATCGACATGATTGATTCGACCGAATATTTTTACGATCTGGTCAATTGTCTCAGCGTCAAGGTCGTCATAATGATCACGAACAAGAGTCTGATCATCAAAAACGGCAACAAGGAAGTCATATAAAAGCTCGTCTGCGCTTCGTCTTTCATCAAGAACGCCCTTATTATACGTAAGGAGTTCGTGAAGCGGAACGGCTTTAATAATCCCATAAGCCGAAGCAGCCTTGTTTCTGAAATACTTCAGCTTAGTGGGCTTGATTTCGATTTTCTGGGTGCCGATCATGACACAATTTTCTTCAATCATGCCAGACGGCATTTCTTCCTTTGCGGGAGATGCATCCGGAATAACCTCTACTTCGGGAGAAGCTTCTGGTGTTGTTTCAACGGGCTTAGATTCCGTTGGGGTTCCTTCAACCAATTTAGATTCAGTTGGTTGTTCCGGCATTTGTAAAACAACTTCCGGTAATTCTTCTTTAACCGGAGTAACGTTCGGTATTCTCGGCATTACTATACCTTCTTTCCTTCAAACCTTTATAAAAAAAAGGGGATACTGTTGTTACAGTATCCCCTAGACTATATCCTACTGTAACCTTATATATAAACCTTTAAGCAAGATTATAATCAAGCAACCCTCTTGTAAGAGATGGAGTAGGCAGCTTCATCAGCCTGCTTAGCATCCATAGCAGCAAGAGTAAACTGATATGTACCAGCAGTCTTATAGCTGGAGTCCATACCAGGCTGAGTGGTAACACGGCACTTGAACACCTTCACGGTCACATAACCGATGATAGCAGCATCCGTGCAGTCGTCGCCGTTGCCGTAGACGGGCCATTGCAGAATGGCTTCGCCCATAGCAGAGCTGCGGTTGTCGATCCGAGCTTCCTGCACCGGATCTTCAGTGTAGTAGTAGGAAACGGTGACCTTGTCGCCAACGTCGCCAGCCGCGAAGGTCAGGCGAGTCACGCCACTAATGGTTTCCCTCTTGAACTTGCCAGCGGAAGCCGTCTGAGCAGTCTCTTCCATCATGCCGGTATCTTCGGGATTCACGACAGGATAAGGAATGGAGATTGTGCCGGGTTCAGCCTGATGGGTCAGTTCAACATGGTTCTCACCGTCGACATCCAGAGTCTCGGTGCAAGCCATCTTATAGGTGCTATTCGGCATGAACTTGGTAGCATTGGTCATAACGAACAGGTCCGCCTCGAACTTACCAGAGGTGATCTGCATTTCAAACGTAGAAGCACCGGGCAGATAAGCAACGGGGAACAGAGACCAGCCAGCATTTACTTCTGTGTACTGCACGTTAGGAGTAACAGTAGCAGCGGTCAGTTCGTCGAAATAGAAAATACGTCCATCACAGCGCTTGAACCACAGCCGCGGAACGTCGCCGACATAACCGGCAAACTTTTCAACATAAGTAGCCATAATATATGACCTCTCTCTTGTATTTATTTACAACCAAACGTCATTTCTGTCTCTCCCACAAAACATTAAATCTGTTTGTGTTGTATCGATTCAGAGGCCTTCAGTATAACCTTTGCAAAATTTACCCTTTGCTTGGGCGAAAGTTTATAAAACCTTCATGTAGTAATAAGAAACGGTTCTTCTTGCGTATCCCACTGTACGTGTTCCCAAATCAAGTCCGCCGTCTGCGGGCCAGAACCTATAGCCAGTTCCAGCAAGATACCGTTCACTTCGTAGTAACTTATCCAGTCTGTCAACAACTAAGTCCATGCGAGAAACAAGCCTATCGTCACCGATGTTATACATTTCATCTTTTTTTACATAGATATCAAATGTCATCATTATCTTTTTAACGTTAGGCACAGCGGTACTATCACCTACTGAATCTGCATATACAATTCTAACAATTTCGTCTGTTAACAGTTCATTAGTAAAACCAGCTCGAATAAAGTAACGATTTACAAATTGAAGAATGTTTGTCTTCGGAGGCAATTTCATGAGAAACTTCAAATCATGGTCGGGCCATATTACTTTACGAATAACCGTATTCCATGCATTAGTCCAATTTATCATTTAACCACCTCCGAGAGCAGAACCAATATATGTTTCTACTTCTTGTTCAACTTTCTGCATTATACCGTCCATAGTATCGGACATGGTTACCGTGACGAAACAACCATCCATTAATTCAGCTAAAATATGTTGTAAATGCTCATTCTGAGCGGCGGTTGCTTCGAGAGCACACTCTGTTGCAACTCTACTTTCTATTGCTCTCTGAATGTAATCTTCACTTAGAGAAGAATCATCGAAAGAATCACCGATAAACTCATCAGAATGAGCTTCAAACATTTGTTCTACGTTTGATGTAATAAGATCTGCATAATCTTCTGCTCCTTCTGGAATAGAAGCGAAATGAATATCATATGATATTGTAAAAGTAAAATTATTTATACCCATGCAGACCACCAGCAGCTCTCTTAGCTTGAAGCTTTAATGTACCGTAAGTTCCCGCTAAGTTAAGACCAACGGCGTTTACATCAACAATTTCATAGGTACAATTATCCCAATCAAAATATTGACCGATTTTAATATTCTTTGTTTGATGGTTGTACTGAACAGTCATAAGTGTAACAACACCAGCTATAGCGCCAGGAGTAGATGCAACGGCTGAAAACTCAGGACGGCCGTCATACCTATAAGCATTAGCTGGTAACCGGTCGACAATAATACGTTTTTTATTACGTTGACTGACAATAGAATAATCTTCTCCGCTAATAACGAAACCTTCTTCATCAACAAGATAACCATCTTCATCAACAACGGAATCCTTATACTCATATACCGTAAGCATAATATTACACCGTAAAGCACGAGAAGGAGCGTTATTGCTATCAAGGTGAACATTCCAGTCAAGTATATAAACTGTACGATCCGGCTCGATAAGCATATCACCTTTACGAATACCGCTTGTAACAGAACAACGTATATTCATATTGTTGTCGGTATTCTCGTATCTGCTTTTCGTTGAGTCTGGATATATTTCTCCACGAACATACTCCGGTGTATAGTTTTTTTTAAACTTATCGTACCAGTTATGAAGGATTTCAAAATCCATATTCGTGTTCGGAATATCCTGCGCAAGAAAAGCATCGAAGTCTGCCGCCAATGTTCTTGGCACCCGAAACCGTTTCGACGTTCCTTGCGGGTTGTAAGGAATAGACATTGGCGCAACTCCTTTCTTTAAAGCTCTAACTTGAGACTATTGAGAAAATCTCCGATGGTCATTTGATTTGCTCTGACTCCTCTTACGTAAAGATTATCCGGCAGTCGCTTGATTGCATTTGCATTATCAAGCATCTTGTGCCGTATTTTCTTAAAACGTTCGAGAATAGCAGGAGGCCATTCTTCTTTTTGTTTATAGTCACAGCAGTAATAGAAACCATCTTCGATTTCCATAAGCAAACGCATGAGTTCAAGATTTAGCATTTCTGTGTATTGAGCAAAGTCGTATTCTTTTTCTACGACCGTTTCAAGGTTTTTATTCCTGTACTCAATCTTAACTTGCAAATCATTCATACTATTATCAATCCCCTTACGAGACTCCAAGCGTATAACGAACCATTTTGTAATAGATAATTCGACGCTCGTTATCCAATTTTTCAATAGTGTCTCTCAGGTTTGCATACGGCTTGTCAGCGTTTGTTACCGTTAAAGCGTCAGTAGAATAACCAAATGTATTATTAACATCGCTTTGAACTTTGGAAAAGAAACCAATCTGCGAACAGATTTGAATATATCTTTTCTCGTCTAACGGAAACGTTGCATCGTAGCCATAATATGCTTCTTCTGGAGTTTCGACTGAGATAAATTTACTCTCGTCGTATTCGGTGGCTCGACCAGTATCGACGAAGAGCCGTTCAAGTCCATCTATAACCATACGTAAATAATTCTTATCGGTTAATGGAACTGGAGTTTCCTGCCACTCCGTCTGTTCTTTTAGCCATTCGGCTAATTGAGTTAAGTTTAACATACTGGTAGCCTCCATTTATTTAGTCGTCAAACACATTGGCTTCTGGAAGCTTTGCTAAAATGAGTTTCATTTTGCTTGTAGACAGATCCATTTCCTTAGCTTTATCTAAGATGGCATGAAGTTCAATCGGATCCTCGATGTCTGCTAACCAAGATTCAATCTGTTTGGCAGATTTTTTCAGATTTGCGCTGATTTCTTCCTCTCCGAAATGCTTTTCGGAGTATGTATCTGTATAACCGCCAAGGTCTTCCAGCGTAAGATCCTTACCGTCATCAGTCACGGCAACAAGTTCCCGTGAAGAGAAAGGCTTTTTCTTTCCCCTTGCAATACTTTCCAGATACAAAATGTCGTCAACAGATATAGTCAGGAAACTTCCAGACCTGATTACAGGCTGCTGACCGTTCATAAGGGTAATTCCAATATCGTATCCACACCTGTTGAATACGCGAAACCTCTTTGTACCGTCCATAATTCCTTCAATCCTTTCAATTTAAGAAGAGGGGAGAGCCGAAGCTCTCCCCTTTGTAGTATAAAGTTAACCGATCTCGTGCGCACCAGCGGTAGGATTCTTGCCAACCACGAACGCAGCGCCGAACCAGGTGTACAGAAGGACTTCTGTCACGCGGTCGTCGATGTTCTGAGCCGCCATAGAATTGATGCCGCCCTCGTTCACGATCTTCAGGTTCCGCATTTCAGCGGACTGTCCACCGGGAATGATGTAAATCCAGTCGGGATTCAGCACGGGAGTAATGCCATCAGCCTTGTAAGCATTGGTCATGCCAACAACGTCGGCACCCTTCCACTTACCAAGGTAACCATTCTGGTTATGCTCATCCAGCATGTTGCCAGAGTACGCCCAAGTGGGAGTAGCATTGATGGTCATGCCAGCGGAAGCATCCAGATTGCCAACAGCGGCGATGTCGCCCAGCAGAGTCACGGGACCAAGCCGACGGAAGTGCAGCACTTGCTGCTCCAGCAGAGAGGGGTTGAAACCACCGGTGCTCTTCGCATACCACGGGGTCTTGTTCACGCCCTGGAAGCCAGCTTGCAGAACGTTCTCCACGATCTCCAGCTTCTTCTCTGTGATCTTGGCATTTGCTTCACGAATCAGGTCGGTCATGTTGAAACGACCAGCCTTCAGGTCGACAATGTTGATAGCGGGACGAGCAGAAATTTCCTTCGTCCCAACTAACAGCTGGTGGTCAGAGATATAGCTACGAGCAGTGGTTGCGCCCTTAGCCTGCACATAAGCATGGATGCCGTCTGTACGGACTTTGAAAGCAGCCTTCTCGCCATAGCCAACATTCTTTTCATCGGCAACAGCGCCGAGGAAGTCCAGAGCCTTATTTTGCAGCTCTTCAACGGTAAACGCGACGATCTGACCGATCTTGTGGCAAGTCTGAGGATTCAGATCTTCCAGCAGTTCGGAGATCAGGTTATTAGCCTTTTCAATCTGATCGGTATCGACACGTTCATTCTGATTCTGTGCGGCCAGAACCTTAATCAGCTTTGCACCGCGTACAATATTGATATCAGTCATGTTCGTTCACCTCCGATTAACCGATCAGGCCGGTCGCCAGAACGCCGTAGGCTGTGCCCACGGTATACTGGTTCGCAGCACCGCTCACAATAAATTCTTCGCCGACAAGCAGCGGATGAGCCCGCAGAAGTTCGCCAACCGGAACCAGATGGTTGCGATTGTCGTATTCAGCCTGGTCATTGAAATACTCGTTTCCGTTCTCGACAAAGTAGTACCGCTTGTTCAGCTTGTCGACGACAAAACGATAACCGAGTTCACCGTAGATATCGGTGATCTCTTTACAGATGAGCTTAGTGGTAGAATCAGCGGAAGGCAGTTCCAGAGCGTCGTTATTCTGCACCATAATGGTACCATTAGCAACCGGAGCAGCCGCGCCATTTACCAGTTCGCCCTCATAAACATAGCCCTGAAGCTTTGTCATGTAGCCACTCATAGTAAATCATTTCCTTTCGTAATATTAACCAGCTTATTTACTAAGCAGGTCACGTCCGCTCTTCTTCTCGACGGGCTGAAGCAGATCATAGTAATCTGCTTTGGTCGTCATAGAATCGACGAACGGATTAACCGCTTCTGCGGAAACGTTTAACTTTTCGACAGAAGCAGCAACATGCTGTTCTTTAAGAGATTTGATTTCTTCTGCCAGAGCTTTAACTGTCTCTGTCAGTTCAGCAATCATCTCTTCAGCCGTTTTCTTCTTTTCCTCATCGTTTTCAGTCCGAGGAATGTCTTCTTCTTCAACGTCCCCGGGAGCTTCGTCACCGGAATCGTTGGCATTTCCCGCATCGGGATTGTCATTTCCGGAATCCGCAGGAGTTTCACCTTCGGCAATACGCAGACCCTCTTCTGTTTCCACAAGAGTACCTTCGATACTGTCGCTGACACCTTCGGTAACTTCGACACGCTGGAATGCAGACTTTCCGGTTTCGGAATCGTAAGCATAAGTGGTTTCGGTTACGGTCTTAGTGTTGTCGATGTAAACCTGTGCGGTTTCCGTGTCGGACTCTTCGGCGTTTTCCTTCTTTTTGCAAGAAGCATTCTCGTCTTCAGAATCCTCTTCGGTCTTTTCAGCTTCAACTTCTTTGGTTTCAGCTTCTTCTTCGACCTTTGCTTCAGCCGTTTCGGTTTCCTGTTCGGCTACCGTTTCGGGCTGAGCCTCAGCCTCTTCGGACTGAGCAGTCTGTTCAGCGATTTCTTCCGAAACCTGTTCAGACTTCGTGGCTTCAGTTTCTTCTTCTGCCACAGTTTCGAGCTTTTCAACTTCCGCCATTTCCATCTCACCCCTTTCGGTGTTTCCGGCTTCACGCTGTGCGACAAATTCAAGCGCAACAGCATCTTCGCAAGCCGGGAAGGTCACAATGGCCGTGCCTTCCAGGTAATTGTTTTCGGACGCATCGATAATGAAGATTCCTTCTTCGTCTTCGGTGTAGTCGGAGCAAGCAATCTCAAAAGAGAACTTAAGTGCTCCGTCTGCGAACAGCGTTGCGATAGCTTCGCTTAACTTCTTGTTACGCTTCGGAATCCGAGCATAGCCTACAAGATAAGCACCGCCGTCAAACGTTTCCTTCTCGAATTGATAGAAAGAACCAATTTGCGTCGAATAAAATTCTCCGGTCTTAGCATTGTACATGTGACCGAGATTGCCGTACTTTCCGCTAAGTAAAGACTTAACGTCTGCGTACAGCGGCAGTCCAACATACCGCTCTTCATCGGAGATAATCTCGTCGATAAAGGCTTCGGTAACTCGAACTCCGTTAAGATTCGCTTTTGGAGTCTCAAGTATTCGCATCTTTACAGACATGAACATATCGGACTGTTTCATTTCGGAGATGACAGAAGCAAAGCTTATAAATTTGGCCTTGTTCATAAAATTCTCCTTCGTTGCTTTCAATTGTCAGTGGTGGGAGACAAAGCCAATTGAAGCGAATCTATATCGACAGCCGGAGCTGTAGATATTAAATGGATACCGGGAGTATAAAACTCCCGGCGACAAAGCCGACTTAGAGCGTCGGCGGCTCAGGTTTTCCGATATAACCTTTTAACCTTAATAAGACATAGAGTTATTTATTATACGGGATGCTCTATGGTACACATCCACAATATCTCTATCTAAACACGAAGTGTTGAAGAAGACCCAAGGCACCATCAAGTTCCGGTGCCTAGCGCCTCAAGACGGGCCGGAGGCTTTACCGGAGGGCCGTCGGGCGCGTTGGGCTGTGCGCTGTCGAAATTAATACTCTCGATCACATCGGGAGCGGGTTACCCCATATGCATAGAGATATTATTCGTCCATAGATCCTTCAGGATTACTTGGCTTAGGTTGTTTACCCCTGTCAGAAGAATCCGGATCAGACTTCCTGTCGCTGTCGTCGACAGTCGGACGTCCTGCTCCATCTCCTTCATTTTCAGCAGAAGACGTAGTATTTTCTCTTGAGACGAGAACTTCGTCAACTTCTTCCGCTTCTTCTTTCCTGCGTTCGACTTCCTTTTCGACTGAGTAGCCAAACGTTTCAAGATAGGTTCTGGTAGAAACCGTACCGCTTACCCAAAGTTCCTTACAGGCTTCACGAAGTGCTTTCTTACCTTCCATAGAAAGAGGGGTAAACTTGAACTCCGGAACTTCCTTAAGGTTATATGTACCCGGGATAATTTCTGTCAGCCGAGCGTTTACACGGTTCATTAACTCGCAGAACTTTTCTCTTGCATCGTTAATTCTTGCTTCTGCTGTCTGCATAGAAATCTGAGCAGAAGCAAAAGTAGAACCGTCCTGAGATACGCCGCTGACAATAATACCGGAGACGCCACCAGCCGATAAAATATCGTTGTTGACATCCCTGTACTTATCCCATTGGAATAAGTCATCCGTATCAGCCTGAACGAATGAAGAGTCCGCAAGGTGGTTTGTTACAACAAGCGGGAAGCCCGTCATACCGCTCTTAAAGATATTGGTTACCTGTCTTAACTGATTTGTGTCAGGCAGCATATCCATACCTTTTGTTGGGTCGCCGTACTTTGAGTGTACGAATCCGTGAGCAGCAAGATTTAATGTAGCTTTCTCGTATGTTGCAATAAGCTCTTTTCTGGAAAGCGGTTCAAGACAGGATGCTATAAAAGGTATAGCATATCTGTGCCAGCCCTCCTTGTTACCTTGCATAACGTAGGTGTTTTCTGGATTTAACTGGGCGTATTCTGCGCCTTTATTGATTGCCTCTACTACTTCGTCAGGATAACCTTTGAAGTATTGCTGCAAATCGTTATCTTTAATCCAGTTTTCCCGAATTGAGTAGCCTTTGTCTCTCCATTCGTTCTGTATAGACAGACAGTTGAAGTCGACTAAAGGCATACCGTTAAGAGCCATATTACCTATCTTACACTTATGTATAGGAAGGGTAATCAGTTGACCGTTATGGAGATAGCAAACGACATTAGCGTACTTCCAGTACTCCAACATTATGCCGTTCAATTTCTCTCTTAAACGCATACGTTTGTATTGTTCCTCGAATAACTTTATAGTCTTCTCGTTTTGACCGAGAAGAAGCCACTCTGAACACGTCGAGAAAGGAACAAATACATGATGAACAATACCGTGGACAATAGGATCTTCGTCAGTATAATAATCTGATAACTGATAGAAACTGACGATGTTTGTCTGTTTATCCCTTAAGATAGAGTTGTAGTCGTAGCCGGAAAGATTACCGTTAAAGGTAATATTAGAGTTAGTATAACTTTGGAAAACTTCAGGGTTGTCTTCCTTCGTTGCACCGACAACTTCCCGTCGACGTTCTTTGTCTATACTTTCCGTAACTTTTGAGCGGGCTCTTGCCCTGAACATAGTATATAAACCCAAGGCTGATCGCCCCTTTCTTTAGAAACGTGAAGCGATACCGATACAGGGAACACCTCTCTTATGACGTTTGATGTTCTCTTTTTCGAGTTCGCTGATATAGTCTATCGCCATTGCTAACGACGAATATCTATCCTTATGTTGTCCTGTGTGCGGTACGTCGTAGGTTTTATTTCCCGACGCAGATGTCTTCTCGATAATATTGCCCATCTCATACTGAAGGGCATCTGCTTCTAAGAAAATAGCCATCTCTTCGCGGGACAGACGATCCTTTTCGTCTTCGATAGTCTGCTGTTTCTGGCGGATAATTCTTTCCTGTATAGGAAGTTCTATTGTCCTCTTCTCGAAAGCAACACGCATATTCGAATACATCCGCTGATTCAGAGTATTGACAGCCCTGAAAGGATGCAACACCTGTAAAGCAGATGGGTTGGATAAAGGTTCGTCGTCCACGACTAACGGAGGATATTCTTTTCCTGTAGCGGGATCCATCCATTCCCTGTCTAAGAAACGGCTGAATCCATCTCCAATGCCTCTTGCGTCGTAAATAATCTTTTCTGTATTTGGAAATCTAACATGATAATATTCCCGAACTTCTTCTGCTAAGAAATCTAACGGCTTGCCGTTAAAACTCCTCATATTGACGAGCTTCTTTAAGAAAGAGCCGTCGCTGCATTCTGTCTTCTTGACGACAGAGATGATGGAATTATCCGAGCCTTTAGCGGTAGAGGTAGCAATGTCCAGACAGATAATGTACTTGGACTTTGTATTCCTCGGCTGTTCCATCTCGACCTTTTCCAAAGTACGGCACGGAGTAGTAAGAGTAAACGGCAAAGCAGAGTTTGCGTTTGATCCTATAAACTTGGAGCCGTATTCCATCTCGAATGTTTGCAACGGCATACGTTCTTTTTCCTTCATAAAGAAGTCCATATCCGTTATGCCGTTTGCAGCAGCAGCGCGATAATCCAACGTACAGGCAAAAGCAGTTCTGTCTCCTCTCGCCATACGAGCAACATCTTTCATAAATGCGTCGTAGTATTGATTGGATTTTTCGCAAGCAGAAGTAATCGTAATAGTCTTAGAAGGATAATCCTTAAAACCGTAGTTGAAGCAAATCTCTCTCGTAGTGTTGCGAACAGGAGAGACAACCGCCTCTAATGTATCCTGATCGACGTCTAACGCTTCGTCGACAATAATGACCTTGGCACGAATACCACGGGCAGAATCTATCGAAGCAGAGATAAGTTTACTACCGTTCTTTAAGGTACAGCTGGAAGAATCCTTAGATACCTGAACGAGAGACTTTGAGTTGGATGCGCTTATCTCGTTCGCTATATTCGGATTCTGTTCGGCAAGCAGTTTCAGCTTACCTAAAGCAAGCGTAGCCTGTTTAGCGGTAGCTGAAACAATAAGAACAGTTGTACCGGGGTACAAACAACAGATACTGAAACCGGCAAGAGATGCAAGCCATGTTTTACCGAAACCACGGGAACAGGTATCTTTTGAATCGATACAGTTACCCATCTGTCTGATTAAAACATGCTGTGCCCTTGTCAGCTTTATCGGAGGAAACGCATCCTCGATAAAGATATCCAAGTGATCTCTGTAGAACATTATCTGTTCTTCCATGAGATCCCAGTTTGTAATGACTCCAAATTTAGGAGCCGCCTTTGGAGATGTAGGCATATTACGCACCTCCAAGGTCTAATGCCTCCACGATATACCTGAATTCTTCTATTGTCCTGTCTACGTCGTCTTTAGGCCATTCTATCTTTCGCTGCATCGTATGACCGTTTGTTTCGAGATAAAAAGCTATCTCAGACCAGCTGGATAGCCCACCTTTATCTCCCGGTTTACGTTTACACGCTGCAAAGTTACCCGACTTGGATAACAGGTCGAATAACGTCATAGCATCTTTTACATCGACGAGCTGGGCCTGCCCCGACATATACCTGTCCTGTACCTTGTCTGCCTGTAAGGATGCCTTTGCCAACTTCTTGGCAATATCCCTCAGGTTTGTATCGGACAAGTCGAAGTCGTTTTCGAGACCGGCATAATATTCCTGAAGATACTTAAGTTCATCCGGTTTGAAATAACCGGAGAACTCTTCCGAATATGTTTTGACGTTCGGATCCTTCTCCTCGATTATCTTTCCGTTCTCTTTGGCTTCCTGATAGGATAACGTATGTATATCGTTGGAGTGGTCTTCAAACTTATATTGTATCTGCATATTCTTAAACATATACTGACAAGTCAGCATATCCAGAATAGCTCTCTGTCTGTCTTCTGTTGTTCTTTGATAAATCGGTTTTTTATTTGCGTCCAGCTCTGCATTCTTTCTGGAAGCATCCCAAAGCCTGTCGCTCCATTCTCGGTTGTTCTCCCAGAAATATTCCCGCATTTCATCTTTCGTCTTGCACTTGGATGCACACGACTTACACCAGCAGTCCTTACCTAACTGCTCTACCCAATCTCTGTTGGCGTAAAAGTCAGACAGGTTTCTTGTCTGGTGGCATTTAGCACAAATCTTTGTAACGGGAGGCTTTTTATTGCCTTTTGTTTTTGCAGTTGTAACAGGCATTAAGCATTCTCCTCTGCTACAAATTTGGGCTGGCCGTTGTCGACTACGATCTTTAAGCCTAACGCTTGTAATGCTTTCTCTACATCTTCAGGAGACCTGACTTCAATAGCGTCGGTAATGTCCTTCTCTGCTTTCTTGAAACTTCTTTCGTTTTCAATCTGCATGAAGTAATCGGCAAGCGCAAGGAATAACCCAGGGGTCTTCTTGTACTTGTAGACGTTAATGCCATAGTCCGGAGTTTTCTTAATGTACGTCGGACTTATTCCTTTGGATTCAAGAAAGTTTACTTCACGTTTCCACATAGTGGAATACTCAATGTCAAATGCTTTCTTAGGTTTACTAGTAACAGTTGTCAAGTTAATCACTCCTCTATTTTTGGGTACGTAATCAGTTATCGTAATCGTAAATAAAAAACTATATGGAAAACAGAGTATTTTACAAAAGCGAAACATACTCTCTTCCCTTTGCATATATTCTCGAATGTCGACACTTTTTTATTTTATTTTTTTTATATTATTTATATGGGAATATTTGTAATTGAGTACGGAGAGAATTAGACGATACGGGTGGGGGATTTTAAAAAAGGAGTTAAGGGAGGATTTAACGGAGGATTTTAAGGAGGATTTGGAAGAGAACTATACTATGGGAATTTAGAACAAGAAAAACTTTTCAGCGTAAATTCCCGCGCTGAAAAAATAAAAAATAAGGAGGCAAACAATGTATTTCAAGTTCAATGGTCTCATTTATGGTTCCGAAGATGAGGCAAAAGAAGCAAAGAAGGAACTCATCGAAAACGGACAAGCCCTCGAACGTGATCCTATAATCTGTGTGAAGCTGTGGTAACACAGCTTCTTTTTTTTTACGGACTCCCACGGTGGGAACCTCGGCAGAAGTGCTAGAAATACTAGACCCAAAGCCCACGGTGTGGGTAATGTGGCAGCGTTTGCATCCGCATATGCGGAACGCTATAAAAGCAACCAGCATCAAACAATGGCGCTGGTCATCAGGATCTGAAATGGTTCTGCGAGTTGTGGGTATCCTCCACAAAACGTAACAGAAGCGCTGAGGTTGGATCTCGGCGCAGAGGCCAGAGTAAGAACTGATGACTAACGCGAAGCCTGTGTCCAAAGCAGAGTGTTTGATGTTGTGTATTGAGGTTCTGCGAACCACTAATAAGACAAGAACGCACCTGTTAGACTCTCTCATTAGGAGTATGCGTTCAGTCTGAACGAGTGCATAAAGTAGTGGAATCAGTTAGGTAGTCAGCCGCATCGTGAACAGGCACGATACGGTGTGGGACGTACACCTTGGCAAAAGCCCAAAGACCGTCCCGATGGAAGGCACCTGCATAGAGCATGAATAATCGGCGCTTGTTCGACAGTTCTGTCATTAAAAGGCAGAACCCCTCCGAACAAGAGCAGCGCCGAAAGTAAGTGCTCTGCTGCCAAAGCAAGGGCTTAGCTGCGAAGCTAAGTCGCAAGCAACTCCTAGTTGTGTAGGACCAACACAACGCGGCAATCAGCAAAGCTGAACGTCGTCTCCGAATATGCAGATATCAGGAGAAAGCACTCATAACTCTTCGACTCTTATAGGAGGTGGTAATAATGTATCTCATTGTAGTTTGCACAGATACCCGTATGTGCGTTATCGGGAGTTTAGCAGCATAAGCTGTACATATAGAATATAATTGAATAAAACCCCACGAAAAGAGAGGAGCATGTTAAGTCATGCTCTTCTCTTTTTTTTACGGAACCCAAAACAAAAATAGGAGGACAAAGCAATGAAAACCATCACAGAAGTATCAAAGTTTATTTCAGTCAAACTCAACCCTGTAGCCAAAGCAGTAGAAGTTGAAGACTTCTACATGGACAACAACGGAAAATGGACAAACGTATCTCGTTTAGAAACCATTCCTTGCGACAAGTGGTTTGCCTCCGGGTGCGAACAGACCTTCCTCCGGATCATCTGGAGAGAAAAGCTCCAGAAAGAAACACTCCATCCTCAATATAGGGGATATCAGCTCCAGAAAGAAGACGTCAAACGCCTTCACGAAATCTACAAATAAAAAACAGAAGAAAGGAGATGAAATCTTGAAAGCTATTCTTCTACAAGGCGGCACTCGCCAAGTAGTCGAAGTATCAGATGTCGATATTGAAAAAGATAAAGACATCCGAGAAGACGAATACATCAAAGTTGGTGCTTTGATGTATATCGTAAAAAAGGGTCGGCCTTAGCGCCGATCCCTTTTTTTTATGAGAAAGGAGGTCTCAAAAAATGAAAGAAAAGATCTACACTATTTTATTCGTTATTCTGTTTGTTTTCGTTAGCTACATAGCAGTATCAACTGCACAAAAACATTACGCAATCGACGAATATAAATTGACACAATGGCGTTACGAAAATGCCGTAAAACCGTAAAGGAGGAAAAGAAATGGCTAACTTCTACTACGTCATCATTACGTTCCTCAATGGTGAGAAAACCACCCTTGAGGGCCAGCTCAACTGGCTCTCAGGTCCCATCCCTGGTGCTCATAAGAAACTCAAGAAACTGTTGAAAATCCTCCAGATGGAGAAGGACACGCATTGGATCAAGGACTTCTCAGTTGGTTACGAGTCCTGATCTTAAAAAGGCAGAGTTTCGCGCTCTGCTTTTTTATTTTTTTATGGCAAGTAGGTGCAACAACTACTTGACTAAATGAAGGAGGTTATACCTATGAAAAAGATTGTTGCTTACATTATCGCATTCGTCGTAGCACTGTTCTGTGCTGCAACGCTGCTTTCTCCTGCTATCGCAGGAGCAGAAGAACTGCCTAACGGCTTCTACTACCGCGTTGTATTTATCGACGAACCGGAAGAAGTCGAACTGGATCGGTACGACATAGAGTACCATGCTGTCGCAAAGTTCCTTGTTCATACAGATGATCTCAAACATCTGTGGGATTATTGGGATACCGTCGATGAAAACGAAGAAAAGTTTATTGATTACGAGTTCAACAGGAAACTGTCAAATATGGCATTCCGTTGGGCAAGAAAAAATGAGCTTGATGTTGAGGTTGACAAAGAAGAACGAATCGTTCGTGGACGCATTATCGTGTTAACAATGTGGGAATGCGACCCAGAAGACCCGTTCGATGAAGAAATAACAGATATCTACTATTCAGAGTTCATCACACAATAAGGAGGGAGAATATGCACATTGTCGGAGCCGTACTGTTGATTGTATTTATCATCGTCGTTCTTCGGTTCGCTAACAAGCGAGCAGGAGACCAGTAACATCAGAAGCCAGAGCACAACGCTCTGGCTTTTTTATTTTCACGAAAAAGAGCCATAAGGCTCAAAAATAAAAGGAGGTAACCCCATGTTAAACTCTTCTTTCGCTATTGTCTCTCGGGAAAGGCTCATTGTTTGTGTCGACATCACAGAAACATTCAACGCCCACACAGGAGACGTGGATCAGAAACAGGAATGCCGCTTCTTCAATCACGATGGTGTAGATATCGGAATCGCAAATATCTACATCAACGGAGACCACACCAAAATTACAGGCGATTTTAATGGCAAAAAACTCGTAGAAAAATTCCAGCTTATCTAAACATTTACAATTGAATAAAAAAGCTAGCTTGAGAAAGCTAGCTTTTTTATTTTTTACGAGTAGCAAAGCTACAAAAAAAACAAGGAGGTTAAACCAATGGAGAAACTGTTCGTCATTATTCAACTCCTGCTCAACAAGCTGAGTGCTGCCTACAAGAAGATCTTTGACCTCAAAGATCTCGTAGAAGAACAAGAACAACTGCTTCAGTGGAACGAAGCCACTGAAAAAGACCTTCGCAAACGCATATCAGACGAAAGAAAGAGATGCGAGACCTATGAGCTAACAATCACAGGTTTAAGAAATGATCGTGATGCTCTTCGGGAATCAGTCAGCGGGTTAAAAGAAAAGATAAAGGCCCAGAAAAAAGAAATAGAAGACGCTGACGCGAAATATCGCGACAGAATGTCTAAGTGGTTAGACAGAGGTCGCGAAATCGCAAAGTTAAGTAACAGAGTTAACCAGCTTGAATATCAGCTGATGTGCGTTAAGAACTTCACTGAAGTTGATCCGTGGCTTATCGCTACGGCGGTAAAGTATGAAGAAAAGAACATGGCCGAAGAAATGGAGTTTGCAAACTCTATACTGTGGAAAAATTTCTATAACGATGATGAAGCAGCGCAGGACATGCTGTATCCTAATTGGCGAGACCGTCAATACCAAGTTTGGGTCGAACAGTTCCTTGGGTATAACCCGTTCGACCTTCACTGGTGGGACATGAAACCCACCGAGTGATTTAAAAGACAGGCTAGTTGCCTGTCTTTTTTTATTTTTTATGCGGACTTAGTCCGACAATAAAACGCCTATAAAGGCAAGGAGGTATCCCTATGGCTAATCTGTTTGGTGTTTCTAAGAATGGTATCGAAGTGTTTGCGCATCCCGCTGGACATCCGCATCGCGAAGATCTGGTAGAAGAAGCGCTGTCTCTCGTCGAACTTCCGACTGATAACACGTTCTGTCTGAAGACAGTCGACTTCGGCCGTGTCATTGGCGTGAACCATCTCGTCGAAACAACTGAGAATGATACGATCTGCTATCTGCGGCGAGGCAACCGGCCGGGAGAGAGCAGAATGGTTCTCAACCGCAAACCTGAAGAAACGTCTCTTGTAACTGTAATCTGCTGCGTCTGCCGCAAAGACAAGGATACGCCAGACGAACTTGTCGGCAAGTGGGTTGTCGTTACTCTGTTTGAAGGAACACCCGGAGAAAAGGAGCCGTTCGACAATGCATTTACCGAAAAAGACATCGATGATCGTGCAATGATCGGATATCTGAAAGCAGAAGCGTTCTGGAGAACACATGCCCTCGTTCCCACCGAGCAGGAAACAAAGCAGATCGAAAATGGCGAAGATATCTATTGCGGACAGTTTCAGTTCGAGTTTGAAGTATCGAATGCGTACTGTATGTCTGCCGAAAAAGCCATTATCAATGGTAGATGGTTCGATATTTACGACTTCGGATCTCACGAAGATTTCGGTTGGCAACACAGGACAGAAGAAGACGGATACGGATGCGTCGATGGACACTTCGTGCCGGATGGCTTCAATGAAGACATCGCGAAAAAGTACCACATAACCGAAGACGAATGGGACGAAATCTGCGACACGCTACAAGAAGAATGTTCATGGGGACATTGCGGATGGTGCGACTGATATTTAACCGGAGCTTAACCGCTCCGGTTTTATTTTTTTATGAACGGCTATAAGCCGAATAAAAGAAAGGCGTCCAACGAGACGAAAGGTGAACACTATGTTAGTGAACCTCTCCAAGTCCAAGAAAAAGGTAAAAATTCTCCGACAGCTGCGCAAGTGGAGTTTGCGCCGTGTAGAAAACCACTCCGAACAGAAATGGGCAGCTGAACAGAAAAAATGGTGGAAAGCCCATCCGTTCAAGTTCGAGTATGTATTCAAGCCGTACACACCATGCGGAGATGAATACGTACCTGACACGATGACGGACTTCACCGGTGTATACCTTTTTGCCGGGTACGATGAAAAGCAAGCTATCGACGGTTTGACGAAAAACCGCTGCATAGAAGATCTAGTTGACTACGGGTGCGTGGACAACGCCAGTCAAGCTATCGAGTGTTTCAATGAACATTTCAAATATCTCCATGAAGAGTACGGAGAAAAGGGCAATTATGTCATTCTTATGCGGCCGATGCGCAGAAGCCACGTTCACACGTTTGAAGAAGCAATGGGAACGTTCAGGTGGCACAAGAACGGCGGATATTCCGGCAAAGCGAACGTCTGTTCGGAATACTTCCTGGACGAGCCAGACGAAAGGCTGACACTGGTATACACGTACACCGTATGTAAAGTAGCTTGATAGAAAGCGGGACTGAATGTCCCGCTTTTTTTATTTTACGAAGAAAGGAGGAAACACTATGACATTATACATGCGAGTTCCTTCTCCTTACGGAGAAAGAGACATTGAAACCAAGTACTCGTATGACAATGAGGCAGATCTCCGTCACTCTAAAGATTTCCCTGAAGAATTCTTTGAAATCTGGAGAGAGAAGGACAAACTGTTCATTCAAAGGAAAGCAAAGAAACCTACAACAACCAGGCTGAAAACACCCAACAAAGGGTGTTTCTATTAAAGGAGGAGGAGTCAAAATGAAAGAAACCCGTAATTACATTCCGACTGTCACCATAAACGGTGAAGAATGGGTCGGAGAACCAATGGATTGCGCAACGGCGTACACTGAAGCCGTCCGCATGAAGACCGAACGCAATGCTGAAAAGGCCGGCGTCAAAGTATTCCATCAGAACCAGCTCTTTGTTAAAAGCTGGAAGGATGGAATTCACTACTACAGAAAGGGAGCGTATCTGTATACGCTCTCTGTTTAAGAAAGGAGTGATATGAATGGGGTATTACTACAAAGCCGAGGGATATAGGTACAGCTTCTCGGCAACCCAAGTTCCAGAGACGTTATGGATCAAAGAAAGAGGTCCGTTTAAGTCTCTGGATGAAGCAAACTCATCCAAACGGAAAGAGTTTGAAGAACTTGACGTTGACGGCTGGAGTCGTCAACATTGTTGCCAAGTATCGTTTTCACGAATTTACAAAAGGGAGGAAGAATAATGAAATTTCTTGCTATTATCTTTGCCATCTGTCTGCTTGTATCAACTGGAATAATGCTTATATTTCCAGTTGAAAGCATCGTTCTGTTTATCATCGAGGACATTCTGTTCGCGGCCATCCTCGAATGGATGGTCATCCTGTTCATGGCGCTATGCCAGCTGTGAACAAATAGACCTGAGTAATCAGGTCTATTTTTTTTTATTTAATGACAACATAAGCCGGAGGTGCAGAAAGCACAGGCTCGAAAGGAGGTTGTTGTCAATGTTTGAAAAGTTCGCATTTATTGTCGCTATCGTATTGGCGGCGCTGCTCGCAGC